ATGACGCGCCCCCTTCGCCAGGTGCAATCCTCTGTGAGCGGGTTCGCCCAGGAAAGTGCGGCCGCCTTTGGCAAAGTGGCCATCGGTGCGGCTGCGTTGTGGGGCGTGGGCGCGTCAATCACAGCTGCATTGGATCCGGCCATTCAGATGTTTGACGCCATGCAGGAAGCCAGCGCACGCGGCATTAATGATGATGCGCTGGCCAAAGTCACGGATGATGCCCTGAAATTCAGCGTGCGATACGGGGAATCGGCGGTGGAGTTTGTCAAATCCTCCGCCGAAATCAACGCCGCCGTGGCCGGGCTGACAAACGCCGAATTGCCCCGCGTCACGGTGGTGGCCAATACCGCCGCCAAGGCGCTGAAAAGCACGGCCGGGGAAGCGTCGGAATTCATGGGGCAGATGTTTACCCAGTTCAGCGGCTATGCGGCCGAGGTGGGCAAAGTGCAGTTCGCGGAAGAACTGGCGGGCAAAATGGCCTACATGAAAAACCAGTTCGGCACGGACATGGCCACCATTAAGGACCTGATGGAAGGGGCGCGGGGTGTTGGTTCCAACTATGGCGTGGGGATGGATGAACAGCTAGCCGTGTTGGGTGAGCTGCAACGCTCATTAGGCACGGAAGCGAGCGGCTCTTATGAAGGGTTCTTAAGCGGTGCCGCAGCCGGTGCGCAAAAGTTGGGGCTAAGTTTTCAGGATGCCCAGGGAAAAATGCTGTCCATGCCTGCCATGCTGGAAAAACTCCAGGGTAAATACGGTCAGAGCATTGAGGGCAATCTCAAGGCACAGGGAGAATTAGACGCTGCCTTTGGTGACAGCGCGGCGGTGATTAAACAGCTTTATGGCAACGTTGATCTGCTGAAACGCAATATCACCGAGCTGGGCAGCAATGACGGCATGAAACGCGCCACGGAGATGGCCGAGAAAATGACGCGCCCCTGGGACAGGCTGACGGCGATCTGGTTTGCCATGCGTGCCGCGATTGGCTCCACGCTGTTGCCAGTGCTGTATCCGCTGGTCAACAAAATCGCGGACGGTGGCGAAAAGCTGACGCGCTGGATGCGGTTATTCCCCAATATTGCCCGCGTGATCGGTTATGCCACCGTGGCGTTGCTGAGTTTTGCGGCCGTGGGGGCTATCGCCAATATTGTGATGGGCGTTCACGGATTCGTGATGATGGGCGTCACGCGCCTGCTGGCACCGATGGCCAGGCTGTTAGGGCTTAACCGCGTGGCGATGGTGGCCAGTAATGCCGTGACGCAGCTGTTTAGCGCCGGGTTACGTGGCCTGCGCGTCACCTTGCTGGCCGCCAGTATGGCCGCCCGCATAGGTTCCGCGTCATTCTTGCTGATGATTGCGCCGGTGGCGGCGATTGCGCTCGCTATTGCGGCGGTGGTCATTGCGGTGATCAAGTTCTGGCAGCCTATCAAAGCCTTTGTGAGCGGATTTATCAGCGGGTTCGGCCAGGCGGCCGGTGCGCTGACCCCTTTCAGTGGGTTGTTTTCCGGGATTGGCAAGGCAATTGGCTGGGTGTGGGACAGCGTAAAAACATTAGTGGGCTGGTTCGGTGACCTGCTGACCCCGATCCAAATGACGCAGGGGCAACTGACGAACGTCACCAGCGCGGGCGAAACGTTCGGGCGGCTGGTGGCAGCGGCTATCAACATCATTCTGATCCCGCTTGAGCTGGTGTTTCGGGCGATCGGTGGGATGGTGGATATGTTCAAGATCGTGCGTGACGGTTGGATTGATGTCGTGAAATCCTTTGATATCAATTCGCCGGTGGAGTCTTTTGAAAAGATTGCCAGCGTGATCGGAAACGTATTCGGTAAGCTGTGGGATTCGCTGAAAGCCTCGTTTACCGGGACGTACAACTGGATTGTTGAGAAGTTAAATAACATTCCCGGCGTCAATATTGAGCTGAAAGAAGTCCCCGTGACGGTTACGCCAAAAGGCATGCCACCCGCGAATACGATGCCAAATTCTGTGGCCAATGCCTCTGCGGCCATGCCGCCAGGTTTCAACGGCGTGACGAATCAAATCAGTGGGGCGGGAAATAAAAACCCGGTGCTGCAACCGCCGCAGCCAATCGGTAACGATATTCTGACGGGGGGAACGGTAAAAGGCGTGGAGCGTGGCGGATTGAAAAAGGAAATCAATACCAATACGGAAACCACAATTGATAACAGTAAAAAAATCGGCACTGTGAATATTCATCCTTCGAAAGGATTAACACCGGCCGAGCTAATGGAATGGCAGGAATTAAATTAATGACGGATTTGCTGTATGTCGATCTCCTTATTACCGGGCGTGATTTCACGCTGAACACAGGTAATGAACCGGGCTTGTGTAATAACCGTATCAGCATTGCACAGGATATTGTCCACGCCATTATTGAAAGCGGGTTAACCACGTTATTAGTGGCAGAGCGCAGCCCGACACTACGCGCCGATGTGATCACCCAAATGGTTTTATTAATTGAAAGTGATGAACGCATTATTCCTGGCACGGTGAATATTACGGAGGAATCGGCAAAACGCCTGTGGGCAACGGCGGAAACCTATGATTTCGGCAAGATTGACGCCGGGGTGAATTATGAGTGAAAAACCTACCATTGATTTTGAGGCGGTACTCAAAGAAAGCGGGATGCCGGTCACTCAGGAGGAAATCGGTCAGCAGTTTACGGCGATTGTGAAAGCGGAAGGGATGATCACAAACACTTCCCGTATGTCACCGTTCTGGCGGCTCATTACCGCCATTGTGACCACGCCGGTGCTGTGGATCAAAGACGTGCTGGTCAATACGGTGCTGGCCAATATGTACCTGGCCACGGCCAGCGGTGCCATGCTTCGGATGCTGGCCTGGGGGGTGAACCTCACTGCGAAACCGGCCAGCGCGGCAAAAGGGGTGATCCGTTTTTACAAGGAGAACGCCAGTCAGCCGGTGACCGTCCCGGCCGGAACCGTTATCCAGACGGAACGCATTAACGGCGTGACGTATGCGGTGGTGGTGGATGCAGATACGACGCTGGCGGCGGGCGCGGCCAGTGCGCTGATCCCGGTCACGGCGATGGCGGCCGGGAACGCCTACAACCTGGCACCGGGTTATTACCGCATTTTGCCGGTAGCGGTGACGGGCATCAGTAAAGCCGTTAACGAGGATGACTGGCTGTTAACGCCCGGCGCGGATGAAGAATCCGACGATGATTTACGGGACAGGTGCCGCAATCAGTTCAACCTGGTAGGCAACTACCACACCGATGCGGTGTATCGCAGCATGATTGCGGGCGTGGTGGGGTTAAGCGTTGATCGCATTTTCTTTGTGCATGACGCCCCGCGTGGTGCCGGTACGGCCAATGCCTATTTGCTGTTAGACAGTGGCGAAACGTCCCAGCCGTTTATTGATGCGGTGAATGACTACATCAGTACGCAGGGGCATCACGGCCACGGCGATGATTTGCAGTGTATGGCCATGCCGGAGACGCAGCACAATTTAACGGTCACGCTGTACGTGAATAACCCGGACAACATGACGGCGGAGGAAAAAGCCGCGCTGATTTCCGGCGTCAGTAATCTGATCCGCAGCGCCTTCCGGCAAAACGCGGAATACGACGTAAAGCGCACCTGGCCATATTCGCGTTTCTCATTTTCGAACCTGGCCAGGGAGCTGCATAAACAGTTTGATGCGGTCGAATCCCTGGTGTTTTCCTCAGGCGATATCGTCAGTGAACTGAGCGTGCCGCGTTTGGTCAGCCTGAAAGTGGAGGTGAAAGGTGCCTGATTTCGCCGCAAAAATGAAAAGCCTGAAATTGCCGTCCTGGATGAACCGGGGCGAACCGGCCAAATTGCTGAAAGCCGCCGTCAAGTTCTGGACGGGGATTGTGGCGTGGGTGACCTGGCCACTACAGCAGTTTGATCCGCTTACCTGTGCTGAACCGCTGTTAAATCTTCTGGCCTATGACCGTGACATTGCGCGTTTTAACGGTGAACCGCTGTCACTGTTTCGCAAGCGCGTGGCCTATGCATTCGTGAATGCGCAGGACGCGGGTTCAGTTTCCGGGTTTATTGCCATCTTTGAGCGCCTGGGGATTGGCTACGTTGAATTGCTGGAACGCCAGGCGGGCATTGATTGGGATGTGATCATTGTCCGTGTTTCCGATAGCCAGATTTCAGACAACGCAGATTTGCTGTTGCAGATTATCCGTCAGTACGGCCGCACATGCCGCCGTTATCAGTTTGAAGTGATCACCACGTCCGGGATGCGTATCCGCGCCGGATGGAACCAGGGCGAATACGTGTGCTATCCCGCCACCCTGGGCGTGAGTGAAACAGGAACCGCCACTTTTGGCGCAACGTTATAAGGAAATAACATGTCACAAACCGTGATTACGACAGCCTTTGAACAATGGAAAGCCACACAGGCCGCCAATGGCCAGGCGGTTGTCCTGGATGAATTTGTTTTTGCCAACGTGCCAGGGCTGGACGTCAACGCGCCGATTAACCGCGCCGAAGTTGTCCCGCCAGCGGCGCAGATTGTGTATCGCCAGGCGGTTGAAAAAACCGGTCTGGTCAATCAGAACGCCGTGGTGTATTCGGTGACGCTGGGCGCAGATGTGGGTGATTTCGCGTTTAACTGGATCGGGCTTATCAATAAGGCCACCGGAAAGCTGGCCATGGTGGTACATGCGCCGCTACAGAGCAAAGTGAAGAATGCCAACGGTCAGCAGGGCAACGTGTTAACCCGTTCTTTCCTGATGGAGTACAACGGCGCGGAAGCCCAGACGTTGATCAGCACACCGGCCGAAACCTGGCAGATTGATTTCACGGCACGCCTGGCGGGCATGGATGAATCCCTGCGCCTGGCTAATCTGGATATTTACGGCGCCGGGGCATTTTTCGATAACGGGTTTTTAGTGGCAAAAACCGGCACGCAATATTACGTGACGGCGGGGCTGGGCTACGTGGGCGGGCTGCGTGCCAACCTCGCGGCGAAAACCAATATCACCGTGACCACCAAGCCAATGAAGGTGTGGGCAGACGTGAGCTATCACGGCACGCTGACCAGCGAATATAAAACGGATATCAAGTTTACCCTGGCCACGGCGCTGAAAGATTACGTTCAGAGCGGCATTGCGCACTACGTGTTTGCCCTGGCCAGCATTGACGCGAACGGCGTGATCACGGATTTGCGCCCGCAGGGCAGTAGCCTGTATCTGCGCAGAGATAAAAATCTCACCGATATTTCTGATCCAGAGGCCGCGCTCAACACGCTGAACGGTGTGCCGAAAACACGCAAAATCAACAAAAAAGCCTTGTCTGATGATTTCGACCTGACAGCCGCAGACGTGGGGGCTTTACCCGTCATTCCTGGCGTGCTCGGCACAATCAATATCAACACGCTGAATCTGGCAAAAATCGGGGTTTACGTGCAGAGCACCGGCGCGAATGCCACGGTAGCCAATGGCTACCCGCCAGGCTCACAGGCGGCGGGTTTGCTGGAAGTGATCCCCGCGTCCTGGACGGGCGGCGTGTTGCAGCGTTACACCGTGCAAAACACCGGCATGGTGTGGACGCGTGCGCTGAATGCGTCCTGGAATGGCACCGATGGTCCGTGGCGTGACTGGGTGCAAGCCAGCGCGGTGAATTCCGTCACGGTGCCGTCGGCCATCCTGACAACCACGGATATCAATACCCTGGGCTTTGCCAGCGGAACCGGAAATGCAGCCCTGTACGCGCAGCCTAAAAATGCCAACGCCACAGCGGCGTTGCACTATCCGCAAGGCATCGCAGGCACGCTGTATGTCACGCCGAGCGCCTACGGGTGCCAGCAGATGTACATCACGTTCACCGGCAATATCTGGAATCGTGGGTTGTCCGGTGACTGGAACGGCGTGGATGGTCCCTGGAAAGAGTGGGTGCCAACGTACAGCGCGAATAACAAACCCACCGCCGCCGACGTGGGCGCGTGGACGGCCGCGCAAAGCGCCGCCAGTGAAAAGGCGCTGTCTGATGAGGTGGCGACGGCGTTTAAAATCCGCGCCAATTTAACCGCCACAGATTCACCTAATACATTGCGTGGCTCAGCCATGTTCGGGCATTACGGCGTGCCCGGTGCCGCCGCCGCGACCACGGACAAAGGCTATCCGATGAACGGGTTTGTCGGCGTGATTTTCGTGACCTGGGGACCGAATGCGACGCAGCAGATTGCCTTTAACAACAACGGGCGACAGTTTACCCGTGGTGCGTCGGGGGTATGGAACGGCGTCGATGGTCCCTGGACGGCCTGGAATGAAATTTACTGCCAGGCGAACAAACCGACACCGGCAGACGTGGGCGCATTACCCGCAGGCGGGACGGCAGTCGCAGCGACCAAACTCGCCACTGCCCGCAAAATTGCCGGTGTGGCGTTTGATGGCACCAAAGATATCGGGCTGAATGCGGATGATGTGGGCGCATTTCCCCGCGCGGGCGGGGATGTGAACGGTCGCGTCACGGCGAATTATCTCCGTGCGATAACCATCCCGCACCCTGGCGACGGGCAAGGGACCTATTTAGGCTGGAACGAAAGCGGCGGCCAAGGCGAATCCGACTTTGTGAACAACCGGGGCGGCGGCGTGGGGGGCTTTCTTTTCCGCACCGTGAATCAGGCGAATTCCGTACAAACGGGCTTTGTCAGATTTACGGGCACCGGTGACCTGGCGACACAGGGGAGTATTTCCGCCGAAGGCGGCGGGATTTATGAGATGGGGCAGCGCGTTTTCAGCCCCAATAACCGGCAGCCGGTCAATTCCAATACCGCCAATCTCGGCGGCGGCTGGTGGCGATGCGGTGACACGGGAATGATTAAGCAGTGGGGCGTCGTCAACAAAGGGAGTCGAGGCTGGTCAACGGTGAATTTTCCCATTCCCTTCCCGAGCGCCTGCGTCAACGTTCAGGTGACCGCCATCAATGGCGGCGGCGGGACGTTCAACGACAACTTTGGTACGGCGCAAATTATTAATAATATCGGTTTCACCTGTGGCCAGGACAGCGGCGGCAGTTATTGGGAAGCCACCGGCTGGTAAGGGACTATCAAGATGAATTATTTCTACAGTGCAGTCACTAATGCGTTTTACCCGGAACCTCTGAAAGCGGTCTATGAGGAGGCAGGAACGTGGCCGGAGGATGCGAAAGCCGTCACGGATGCAACCTATCAAAAATTTGGTGTTAACCCGATCCCTGATGGAAAAATCAGAATGCCCAATAAGGCGGGGATGCCTTATTGGGCGAATGCTCCAGAGGCGACGGCCGCCGAATTGCAAGATTTGGCGTTAAGTGAAAAGCAAAGGCGGATGCAGGTTGCGGTTAATACCCTTTCTGTTTTGCAGGATGCTGTTGATCTGGGCATTGCCACTGAGACGGAAACCGCCAGTCTGACGGCATGGAAGACATACAGGGTTTTACTGAACCGGGTTGATACAACGGCTGCGCCGGAAATCAGCTGGCCGGAGGTGCCGGAAAATGTGGCGTAAGGCAACGTTAAGCATCCCGGCAGATATGCGCGCATTAACCTGTTCGGTGCTGCCGGTTCATCCGTGGGTTTACGGCGTTGGCCAGGCGGCGGGGGATAGCAGTTATTTAAGCCCGGTTAACGCCACGGAATACCTGGCCAAAAAGCTGGAAAGCGTCAATGACGAAACCAGCATTGTGGTGCATATGCTCAATGCCCCCACGCACACGGAATTTATGGGATTGCTGTCTGATTATTCCAGCGTGCTGCCGCTGCCGGTTATTGCCCAGGTAAAACGCCGGGCAGAGGAAGCGGCTCAACTTGCCATCACTAAAATGCAAATTCCCGCCAAGTTATCTGGCGGTTTGCCTGCGGCGCTGCCGCTTTCCACGGCCACCAATCGCCTGGCGGTGAATGCCCAGCGTATTGCGGCCGCCAAGGTGGACGCGGCGGCCGGTGCCAGTGCTGCGGGATTGTTGTCTGCGCTGAAAGACTTCACTGCGGCGCGGGGATCTGCCCTGACGGCGGCGGCCGATGCGTTAACCGCGCTGAAAGGCAAAACGTCCCCGGCGTGGGTATTTACGGCAAAAGGGAACGGTGCGTATCTGGCCGGAGAACTGCGCAAAAACATTCCGAACCAGGATTCGGTGTATACGCTGGCCACGTTATTTAGCGGGGCGGATTTATCAACGCTGGAGGCGATGATCCATGACGATAACCACACTGGCACTTAATGGCGAAGCCATCCCGCTGATGAATCTGAAAGTCACGCCAACCATGCAGTTTGCGGAAAAAGACCAGTCCGGGCAGTCATCGAGCACGGCCAATGCAGAGCAGGGGATTAAGGCCAAAGAACTGCGCGTATCCGGGACGGTATCCTTTCGGAATGTGGCCACGTTAAAGCGTTTGTTTGAGCTGGCGGAGGCCAAATCTGCCAGCGGTTCTTTGCAAGTTTACCGGGTGGCCAATCTGACCGCCCAGGCGATCAACTTTCGTGAAGGGACGTTCACCGGGGCTATTGATGCGCCGCAGCAGGATAATAAAATGGCCTGGCTGGTCACGTTCACCCTGCGTGAAAAAATAAGCGTGGCAGAGAAGAAAGAAGCCCGCGCAGGCAGCAAAACGGCGGCAACAAAACAGGGGGCGGGCGGTGCCAATGGAAGTGGCAACGCAGCGGCCGAGAGTGACGAAAAACTGACGTGGTTTGAGCGCAAAGTGCTGAAACCGGTCAATGATGCATTGGGGTAAGGGATGAAACCCATTAAGCGGTTGTATTTGTCGAACGCGTCCACGCACCTGGTGGACGCAAATCTGGCGTTAGAGTTAAGCGCCTGCGGTCGGGGATTTATCACCGCGCAGACGGATGAAGATTACACCGGCAAACTGGTGCGCCTGGACGTGGGTTATCACGATCTGGTGTTGCGCTGGTTTACCGGTTTTGTTGAACGTTCGCAGCCTGCGGAAAATGGCTATCAGCGGCTTTTTGTGCGGGAACTGGTCGGGGTGTTTGAGCGTCTATGGCCGTGCTCTTTTCAGCATCCCACGCTGCGACAAATCACCGGCTGGCTGACTGAGGAAAGCGGATTGACGTTTTCCCTGGCTGAAAGTGCAGTATATAACGACACGCCGATCCCCCATTTCACCCATTCCGGCACCGGCTATCAGCTGTTAGCCAACCTGGGGAAAGCGTTCAGCATTACCGATTACGTGTGGTATCAGCTGCCCGACGGTGGCGTTTTTGTCGGGGCGGCCGCTGATGCGCTATTTGCCGGTAAGCCGGTGGAAATTCCCGCCGAATTTAACCAAAGCATTGCCGGTGGCAATGCCATGACCGTGCCGCTGATCCAGTCTTTGCGCCCCGGTGTAGAGGTGAACGGTCAGCGTTTGACTAAGGTCAGATTGCATAATGATGATATGGAAATCACCTGGACGCCGCGCAACAAATCCACCGGCCAGGCATTGCAGAAAACGCCGTTTCAACGTCAGGTTGAAAGCAATTATCCAGAGCTGGCCAGCGGCTTGCACCTGCCGCAGTTCGCCAGGGTGGAAGCGCCCAGCGAAGACGTCAGCAACGGCAACATTGCCGATCCCTTCAGGCCGCGTTATGCCGTGGACTTGCAGCTGTTAGACGCAGACGGCAATCCGGCAAAAGATACGCCGCTTTATCCGGCCGTGCCGCTGCCGTTACCCATGGCGGGCGGTGAGTCCGGGATGTTTCAGTTTCCACCGCCCGGCACGCTGGTAGAAGTCGGGTTTAATGGTGGTCGCGCCGATAAGCCGTTTGTGCGTCAAACCCTTGCCCAGGGCAACAGCCTGCCCGCCGTAAAGTATGGCGAACAGCTGCAACAGCAGCGTGATGGTGTATCGCAGCGGGTGACGGTGGCGGGCGATTGGGAACGCCAGACGGATCAGGTTATCCGTGAAACGTCCATGAGCCGGGTTGTCACAGCCGATGATGAAACGCGCACGCTGGTGGCCAGGGAAACCACCGTGCAGGCCACGGACAAAACCACTGTATTGGGCAAAGCCACCTTGCTGGCTGGTGCAATTGTGCAGATTGCCCAGGGAGATTACAGCCTGGCCACCCAGGCCAATTATGTGGCCAGTATCCAGGGCAACGCGGAAACCAACGTGATCGGCCAACTGATTGAGAAGGTCGGTAAGCTGCGCAGTAGTGTAGCAGGCACCCGTCAGGAAGTGATTGCGCCGGTGGTGTGGATTGGCAGCCAGTCAATCAACGTCTGCCAGCTGATGCTTGATACCCTGGATGTGGTAAAGCAGCTGGCACAGCTGACGGCCACGCATTCTCACAATAATACCGGCACGCCGTTAAACGCATTAGCCATAACAGACACGGGAAATAAAGTTGTGATGCTTAAGAATAAATACAGTGAAATCATTGGGTGACGAAGAATAATCTTAATAATTTATTTCTCTTTTAAGTCAAATATTGTTAATTTTGACGCAGGAGAGATAAAAAATGCTAATGGATAAGCGCATCAGTCACTTACAACGATTTATCGAGATCTGAAGGATCCAAAAGATGAAGAAATTTGCAGATGGGTCAAAAGATGATATAAATCATTGGTTTGCATTGTGTCGTAAAAAACAGCAACCTTATATTGTCATTGTCCCCAAAAGAAAATATGCCTTAATTGAATGGGATTATATGCATTTTGGTAAAGCGATAGGGGACAACATACGCCATCATGAAAGAGAGATTGTTGATTCAATGGGGGCTATCTTAAAGAAATACCACTTACGAAATTTTAAGTTTAGCAGGAACAATCTGGGGAAGAACCTGCGAGGTGTAGAAATCGAAGATTCGGTGCGTGTTGCTGAAGAACTGTATGACTTATTTAATGAATATGCTTATAGAGGTAGTCCATCACTGACTAAAGTAGACTGATCTTACATACTAAAAAGCCCGCTATGTGCGGGTTTTTTTTGTGTCTACACATAACCCGCCTCAATCGCACGCAGCGCCGTGCAGTATTCCATTCCACGCCCTGACCCTTTCAAAACGATCAAGCCGCCTGTGTAAGCCTGTGGGGCCACACGGCCATGAAACAAAGCAAGACCAGACGGAAATTGCACTACACCGCACCCGCCTGCGCTTTTTGCGTTGGTAATTTTTTTCAGTTTTAAAATTCTACAAACCACACCGCCAGCCCGCGCCGCGCCTGGGCTTTTCCCATCATTCCCAAACTGAAAAGATTGAAAAGAATTTCAGTAAATTTCAGTTTTCTGGATCTAAGAAGGATCGAGGGAAGATTGCAACGATATGAAATAAAAGGTTTTATTTGCTTTTTGTTAGTTCAATAGATCGTTAAGAAGATCAAATTTGCGAGCCAGTGCAATGAGTTGAAGCCAGGCGCGGCGAGGGCTGAGCGTAAGTTTAAGCCATTTTATAAAACTGAAATTTGTGTAATTCTGATACTGTAATTATGCACAGTTAAATCAATTCAAAAATGGCAGAGCAAAAGCGGCAACAGGCTGGAAAGTTTTCATACACCCTGCAACTCTCGGAGCGGGATGACTATGATAGCGCAGTTGATTATTATTGTAATTTTTAGACTGCTTATCGAATATGATAATAAAATCCTGCGTGGCTTCTACAGGACACTTATTATTCTAACCTCTCTGGCTTTAAAATAATCACCGCCTCTTTTTGGATACATATATAATTTGTCTTAGGTGAGTAACTAAATGTATTCTCTCCATAGGTTGCAATATATCTGAATGGTTCTCTTGTATGACTGGAGCAATCTCCTGAGTTCTGCATCAAAAAACTTCCAATTCCTTTCGATAGCCTATTACCGGACTCCATACCCCAACTAGCTATAAAAGTGGGTAAGAAACAGATGATGAAAATGAAAAATGCCCGATAAAAAAAATTAAAATTAGGTAGAAATTTGTTGAGCACACATAAAGCTAACGAAATTGCGAAAGATGCACTAAAGGCGTAAGTAACGCCAGCACTTCCAGTTTGATCGATAGGCCCCAATATCCAGTGGCTATAGGCTATGCATGCGAAAAAAAATAGAACTGATACAATGATTATGGAAATCTGAAATTTGAACTTCGTTTGATAAGATATAGTGTTAAGTGATAGTTTACTGTGCCAGTCTATTTTGAAAAAGTTTAATAGGAATAGAATTGTTAATATAACAGCAATTATAGGTACTATTGCCGATTTTAAGATGTCAGTAGTAGAAGTGAAATAAATAACTTCTCTGATGCCAATTGGGAAGTTAGACCAAAACCCTGATAGATATGAGAATCCGCACAGTAGTGCATATAACGTAAGACTTGCTGTTACTGACAAATCAAACTTGAGCATCGAATGACCTCTAGAAAAAATTTATTTAGAATGGCCTCTTGTTGAGAACTTAATAATTAACACGTAGGTCAGCATAAGTTTCAATAGGTGTTAAGAGGGCTTCGCTTTAACTTAAACTCCATTCTTTGAATCAGTGCATTTGGGGGAGTTAAACCCCATTCAGAGGCACGGCAGATCCGTATTTAGTTAAGTAACACTGCGAGAAAGTTAGCGAAAAGAAACGCGTGGTGCAAATTAGTTTTGGCGCGCTGTCGCCACTTTGTCGCCAATAGGCATGGATCTGTTACTTAACTTCTTGTTTTAAAGGTGCTTTTAAATCAGAAAAGAAAAAACCCGGCAATCTTGAACCTAATAAGGCGGGATTGACGGGCTCTCCAAATTTGGGGACTTCAAAGAAAAGCAGTGGCACTAATTAAGACTCTGGCTAACTTTAAAAGTTCGTGCGAGGGGGCAAAAATTTAAAAAAATATTGATTTCTTTTTGCCCCATTACACTTCAATGAGTTACGTCATGCACCGGGCCAGATGATGACGATTAGCGTACCGGCGAGCGTCAGTAATACGTTAGCAATGGCATAGGTTCCTGCATAACCGAGTGCCGGAATGTTACTGCGTGCCGTGTCGCTGATGATTTCCATCGCCGGGGCGCAGGTTCGTGCACCCATGATGGCTCCGAACAGCAAAGCGCGGTTCATGCGTAAAACATATGCCCCGAAGATGAAGCAAATCACCACCGGCACCAGGCTGACAATCAGGCCGGAAAGCAGCATCTGGCCGCCTATTGCGCCGAGACCATTATTGATACCCGCACCGGCACTGAGGCCGACACCCGCCATAAACACCATCAGGCCAAACTCTTTCACCATATTTAGCGCGCCCTGCGGGATATAACCGAAAGTAGGGTGGTTGGCTCGCAGGAAGCCGAGCATGATCCCGGCGAACAGCAGTCCGGCGGCGTTACCGATGCCAAAACTAAAGTTTTTGAACTGGAAAGTGATGAGGCCGATCATCAGGCCGACAATAAAGAAGGCGCAGAAGGCCAGCAAATCCGTGAGCTGACTGTGTACAGAGATAAACCCGATACGCTCCGCCACGCTTTTCACCCGTTTTGCGTCGCCGCTGACCTGCAACACATCGCCTTTATTCAGCACGATACTGTCATCGATAGGCATTTCAATCTGACTGCGGATCACGCGGTTGAGGAAACAGCCCTGATCGGTGAGATTCAGTTGACTCAGACGCTTGCCGACCGCGTGGTTATTCTTGACCACCACTTCTTCGGTCACGATACGCATGTCGAGCAGGTCGCGGTCAAACACTTCCTTACCGTTACGGAAACTCGGGTCGAGGCGTGAATGTGCGTCCGGATAACCGACCAGTGAGATCTCATCGCCCACCTGCAATACGGCGTCGCCGTCCGGTGTCGCCAGGATGCCATTACGGCGGATTCGCTCTATATAGCAGCCAGTCTGACGATAGATCCCCAGTTCACGCAGGTTTTTACCATCAGCCCAGGCCACCAGCTCCTGCCCCACGCGATAGGCGCGGATCACCGGCAGATACACTTTTCGTTTACTGTCGGTATCCAGGCCACGCTCGCGCGCGATCTGCTGGGCGCTGGTAGGCAAATCCTGATGTTGCAGCTTCGGCAGATAACGTGCGCCGAAAATCAGGCTCACCAGACCGATAAGATAGGTCAGGGCGTAGCCCAGGCTCAGGTTATCCAGTTCAGGCCCGAGCATCTTGTTACCGCCCATGGTATTACGCAGCGTGTCTCCGGCGCCGACCAGAACCGGGGTTGAGGTCATTGAACCCGCGAGCATCCCGGCGGTGAGGCCGATGTCCCAGCCGAACAAACGTCCGAGTCCGAGTGCCAGTAACATGGCGCTGCCGACCATCACCAGTGCCAGCATGAAATAATTTTTGCCGTCACGGAAGAAAATGGAAAAAAAGTTTGGCCCTGCTTCGACGCCTACGCAGAAAATAAACAACATAAAGCCGAGGTTGAGCGCTTCAGTATTAATACTGAAATGCTGCTGACCCAAAAGCAGCGAAACCACTAATACGCCGATAGAATTTCCGAGCTGAACGGAACCCAGGCGAATTTTCCCCAGGCACAGACCGAGTGCCAAAACCACAAATAATAACAGGATGTAATTCCCGTTTAACAAACTAGCGACGTTTATATTCAC